TGGTTGAGGAAGTGCGGTCGGCAATACGAGGGTTTTACAACAAATATAGTGACGAGGCAGTGCATGAAGATGCCGGTCGCGCTATCGCCGCCCTCGACGCCGCGCTCGCGGAGCCGGACGCCATCGCTCGAGCGGTCGAGGCCGAGCGGGAGGCAATTTGCCCGATTGTTTACGGGCTGTGCGTGTCGGATAACAACGCGCAGGAAATCGTTAACGCAATCCGTGCGAGGGGGAGCAAATGAGCCTCGCCCTGCTGACCGAGGTCCGCGACGCCCTGCGCCGGATGGACCCCGCCTGGTGCGTGCTGCACGGGAAGGAGCAGCTGGCCGACGAGGAGCTCGAGGAGCTCATCGGGCGCGTCGAGGATGCCGTGGAGGATGGTGATGGAACGCCCTCCTGACTTCGGCCCGCTGTTCCGGCTGCTGCGGGACGCCGCGATCGTGCTCCTCGGCATCCTGCTGTTTTTCGCCATGCTCGTGGAGGTGATGTCGTGAAGCGCAGTGCAGGCAGGCCCCCATCGGTGACGATGGAGCAGTACCAGCGGGTCCTCGATGTAAAGGCCGCTCGTGCGGCGCTGCCGACGAATAAGGAACTTGCCCGCGAGCTCGGGGTTCCGGTGTCTACCATCATGGGTTTGCTTGGGCGCGGGCTAAAGGCGTACCAACCGAGGAAAGCGAATGGGCGCAAGTCAAAGGCGTAAGGGCGCAGCCGGTGAGAACGAGCTCGCTAAGATCCTGAGCGAACAGCTCGGCTGGGTGGTCAGGCGCAACATTGGGCAGGCCCGTGACGGCGGGGACGACATCACGACCGGCCAGTTCCGGTGGGAGGTCAAACGCAGGAAGGGCATCGCGGTCCACGAGTGGGTCGAGCAGGCCGTCCGTGCATCCGGTCCCGGCGACATCCCGGTGGTCGCCTGCCGGGGTGACGGCAAGGGTTGGCTCGTGGTGATGCGCCTCGAGGACGCCCTGCCGCTGATCCGTGGCGAGTTGCCGCAGCGGTAGTAGGGGGGTAGACTTGGGGCATGACCGAGACTGAGCGGAAGCCTTGCCTCAACTGCAACAGCAGCGGCTGGGTGGCCGATTGGTCTGGCGGGTGGGTGCGGTGTCCCGACTGTGAGCCGCCGCCCCCGCCGAAGGTCGAGGTCGAGTTCGTGCGTGGCGCGAAGGTCCGGCGCAAGCCGAAACTGCCCGAAGCAGCGTGAGGTAACGAGATGCCTGGTCCCGGTTTATACGCAAACATCAACGCTAAACGCGAGCGCATCAAGGCCGGTAGCGGCGAGAAGATGCGCAAGCCCGGCAGCAAGGGTGCGCCGACTGCGAAAGCGTTTCGCGAATCCATCAAGACCGCGCTCAAGCGGAAGTGAAGGCGCAGCTGCTCGGAGATAACGGCGACCAGGAAGGCGAGGATCTGTTCGGCTTTCGTCGCCGGAGAGGTGGTGCAATTCTGGGAGGAGCCGTCGGCAGGGTGCCAAGACTTTCGCCGAGGGCTACCGCCGGTGTCGCCGCTGCTGGACTCGGTGGCCCGACACCTACGCCGGTACCGGGTGGTCCGGGTGGACGGCCTCGAGAGCCGGGAGATGTCAACATCGTATGAAGACGCCAGCATGGCAGCGAAAGGCAGGGCAGAACCCGAAAGGCGGTCTGAACGAGGCCGGTCGCCGCTCTGCCAAGGCCGAGGGGATGAACCTCAAGGCCCCGGTCAAGTCAGGGGACAACCCGAGACGCGCCAGTTTCCTTGCCCGGATGGGCAACGCTCCCGGCCCGATGGTCGGGAAGGACGGCAAGCCGACACGCCTCGCCCTCGCCTTGAAGGCATGGGGAGCGAGCTCGAAGGAAGACGCTAGGGCGAAGGCCAAGGCGATCAGCAACCGCAACAAGGGGAAGTGACCATGCCGCTCAAGCAGGGCTACAGCCAGAAGACCATCTCGCGCAACATCTCAGCCGAGGTCCGCGCCGGTCGCCCCCAGAAGCAGGCGGTGGCGATTGCACTAGACACGGCTCGCAAAACAGCCAAGAGCGCCGGTAAGGGAATGGCAGCACGCAAGCTGATGGCGAAGTGATGCCAGGAGGCAGACCAAGCATCTATACGCAGGAACTCGCAGACCGCATCTGTGAGCGGCTGGCATCCGGCGAGTCCCTGCGGGCTATCTGTTCGGATGAGGACATGCCGAACCGGCAGACAATCCTCAACTGGTTGAATGATAAGGCAGAGTTTGTCGGCCAATACGCACGCGCACGCGAGGATCAGGCCGAGGCTCACGCCGACCGCATCATCGAAATCGCGGACGACGAGACCATCGACGCGAACCACAAGCGCATCATGGTGGACGCTCGCAAGTGGGTGGCCTCGAAGCTCAAGCCCAAGCGGTACGGCGACAAGCTCGACCTTGAGCACAAGGGTGAGGTCGGTCTGACGGTGGTCGTGAAGCGGTTCTCGGATGTCGATAATCCTACCGGCTAACGGCTGGGCTCCTCGCCACTACCAAAGCCCAGCGTGGGCTGCTCTGGAGGGCGGCTGCAAGCGTCTCGCGCTTTCTTGGCACCGAAGATCGGGGAAGGACGACTTGAGTCTGCACTGGGCAGCGGTCAGCGCCATGACCAGAGTGGGCGGCATCTGGCACATGCTTCCCCAGGCGAACCAGTCCCGGAAGGCCATCTGGGACGCGGTGGACCCGCATACCGGGCGGCGGCGCATCGACGCTGCATTCCCGCCCGAGCTTCGAGAATCGACCCGCGAACAGGACATGTTCATCCGGTTCAAGAACGGCTCGACTTGGCAGGTCGTAGGCTCGGACAACTACAACAGCCTCATCGGTTCGCCGCCCATGGGGGTGGTGTTCTCTGAGTACGCGCTCGCTGACCCGAATGCTTGGGCGTTCCTGCGTCCCATCCTCGCGGAGAACGGCGGCTGGGCGATATTCATCTCGACCCCGCGTGGTCGGAATCACTTTGCCCGTCTGGTGGACTACGCCCGCAAGGACCCGGCGTGGTTCGGGCAGGTGCTCACCGTCGAGGACACCAAGTCCATACCGATGGCGACCATCGATCGCGAGCGTAAGGAGCTGCGGGTCGAGCGCGGTGAGAAGGAAGCCGAGGCCATCATCCGGCAGGAGTACTACTGCGACTTCGATGCCGACATTCCGGGTGCGTACTACGGCGATGCTATCCTCAAGGCCGAGCAGGGCGGCAGGTCTGGCGAGTTTCCGCATATCGTCGGCCAGCCGGTCGGCACCGCATGGGACATCGGCATCGGCGACTCGACGGTGGTCTGGTTCTACCAGCTCGTCGGCCACAAGGTGCGCATCATCAATGTCCTTGAAGGCTCCGGCGTCGGGCTCGAGTGGTACGCCAAGAAGCTCCTCGCCATGGACTACGTGTACGGTGACCACATCTGGCCGCACGACGGCGCGGTGAAGGAGTGGGGTTCTGGCAAGTCCCGGCTCGAGACAGCGGCGGGGTACGGTCTCAAGCCTCGGGTGCTGGAGGCTGACTCGGTGGACGATGGCATCCAGGCGGTGCGTCAGATGCTGCCGGTGGTCGAGTGGAACAAGGCACCCGACCCGTTCCCCGGTGAGAGTGCCGAGGACGCAGCGGCTCGCATGACCCGGGCGATGGATGCCGTCCGGCAGTACCGGCGCGAATACGACGACCGGCTGCAGCGGTTCAAGGACAGGCCACTCCACGACTGGACGAGTCACTACGCCGATGCTCTGCGGTATCTCGCCAAGGGTCGTAGACCGTTCCGTGGGACGGTGCGGCGGGCTGGTCCGGGGGTGGCTGTAGCAGATTACTCAGTGTTCGGCTAGACTCGCGCCAAAGTCTGCCACGAGGTGCGTCATGTCCGGTCTGTTCAAGCCCAAGATGCCGAAGATCGAGCCGCCCCCGCCTGCTCCCGAGATCGATGTGGCAAAGCAGCGCGAGATTGAGTCCACCCGGCTGCGTCGGCGGCGCGGGCGTGCTGCCACAATGATGTCCACGCCTGAGACCCAGCAGATGGGCGGCGTCGCTACGACCCGACTGCTGGGCGGCGGCATGTAATGGCGACGAAGAAGATCACGCAGTTCAGCTCGCTAGCGCAGGGTGACCTCGACTCGCCGGTCGATGTCTTGCCGATCGTCGATGTTGGCGCAGGCGAGACCAAGAAGGTCACGGCGAAGGCATTGGCCGGTGCTGCGGTGGGCGACTTGGTGAACGTCTGGAACAACGT